AAGCAGGCTATTTTCTCAAATTATGGCCTGAACTGGCTTGTGCCTTAGGACCATTATAGGCACGGCTTACGGCAAAATCCGTAGGCGTCTGGTGCTAGCTACCCAGAAGCAAATCTCGCTACCATTGCTTTTAAAGTGAGAAGCCCGTGTAAGCGGGCTTTTTTATGTAAATAGTATTATGAAAATTAATGAAGTATTTCCGCCACTAGGCAAGTCTGTAAGATATAATTTTTTTGATATCTTTAGCTTTGTGCGTGTTAAGGAAAACGGAAAATTAAAAATTTCACTGAACCGCAGCCGCCCTGCTGAAACAAAACGCTCAGGCATCTACGTGTGGTATCATCCAGACTGGGGATACTTCTATGTAGGTATTGCCGCAGCAGACAACTTCACAGAGCGTTGGAATAAGCATATTCAAAAACTATTAGATAATTGTTCTAGTGCAAAACAAATGAAAAATTGGAAAGCGTTTGCTGATAAATTTAAAGCAGCAGGGTATGGAATTGATGATTTAAAAGACATTACATTACGTTTCTTTCCTATAGCCAGCCGCACAGAGTTTCCGGGCGAGGAAGAAGAGTTTAAAAAGTATTTGTCTGATATTGAAACACGTATTGTTGGTATTATTAACCCTGCGTGTAATAAAGAATACAATCCAGAGCGCCGTAGCGCAACACGGTTCCCTACAGCAAAAATTAACGCTGATTAATTACAATAGGTTCTTGTTCTAAGTTTAAGTACTGTGCCCACGAAGGGTGATTGATGCGTATCTGAGTCTTGCGTATTGAATTTGCTAATTGATAATAATCTGGTGTAAACGGAGCACGTTTAGGTTTAATTAAACGATCACTCTTATCCCAGTTACAAGGCTTACAAGCAGTGACACAATTATCCCATTCTGTTTTGCCACCGTGACTTTTTGGGACAACATGATCTATAGTTAATTGTGTAGGTGTAAAAGTATCTCCGCAATATTGACATTGAAACATGTCTCGAATATATAGGTTTGCTCTACTAAACGTTTTTGTTTTGCGTTTAGTATATCCAGACTTTAATGCAATCACACTAGGAACACGCATAATAGTCTTTTGACTGTGAACGTTCCAATCATCGTACCATTCTAGTACATGTACCTTGTCAAGAAATAATAGTTTAATTGCTTGTTGCCAATGTACAGCACTAAGCGGAATGTAACTTAGTGGTTGGTAATCTGGACCTAGAACTAATGTGTGAGCCATTGTTGTATTTACGTAAATACAATTATGTCTAAATCTTTAGAAGGCGTTTTAGTTAAAAAAGCACATAGCAAAATGAATTACACTCCTGAGCAAATTCAGGAGTTTGTAAAATGTGCTGATCCTACAACCGGCGCCATATATTTTATGGACAACTTCTTTAATATTCAACACCCGACCAAAGGTAAGATGATTTATCATCCGTTTGAATATCAAAAAGAATTAATTAACACGTACCATAACTATCGTTTTAGTATTAGCTTAATGCCTAGACAATCTGGTAAGTCCACTAGTGCTGCTGGTTATTTGTTATGGTATGGAATGTTTAAACCAGATTCGACCATCCTTATTGCTGCGCACAAATACTCCGGCGCACAAGAAATTATGCAGCGTATTCGTTATGCGTATGAGTTATGCCCGGATCACATACGAGCCGGGGTTACATCATATAACAAAGGTTCTATAGAGTTTGACAATGGATCACGTATTGTAGCCCAAGCGACCACTGAAAACACTGGACGTGGTATGTCCATTACACTCCTGTATTGCGACGAGTTCGCTTTTGTGCGACCTACGATTGCGAAAGAATTCTGGACTTCAATTTCACCTACACTATCAACAGGTGGTAAGGCAATTATTACCTCCACACCAAACTCAGACGAAGACCAGTTTGCGTTAATTTGGAAACAGGCTAATAAAACTGAAGATGAGTTTGGTAACGAAACAGAATTAGGTATTAACGGATTCCGTGCCTATAGATCTTATTGGAGAGACCACCCAGACAGAGATGACAAGTGGGCTGAAGAAGAACGTGGTCGCATTGGCGAAGAACGTTTCCGTCGTGAAATGGATTGCGAATTCATCATCAACGACGAGACTCTTATTAATGCAACTACCCTTGTAGATCTGGAAGGCATCGAACCAACATACAAAACAGGACAAGTACGTTGGTATAAAGAGCCACAACCAGGTCGTGTTTATGTAGTAGCACTTGATCCATCGTTAGGAACAGGCGGCGACCCTGCTGCTATACAAGTGTTTGAAGCAAATACTACAACACAAATTGCTGAGTGGAAACATAACAAAACACCTATTCCCACACAAATTCGTATTTTAAATGATATTGTAAAAACAATTTACGATAAAACACAAGATGGCACTTCCATATATTATTCGATTGAAAACAATACAATTGGCGAAGCAGCACTTATTAGTTTAGCAGAATTTGGTGAAGACAATTTTCCTGGTATGATGCTATCTGAACCTAAATCAGCAGGATCAGGAAGACGTTTCCGCAAAGGATTTAATACTACTAACAAGTCTAAGATTTCTGCTTGTGCTAAACTTAAAAATTTAGTAGAAACTAAGAAGATGACTGTTAATAGTAAAAGTTTAATTTCTGAATTCAAAACATTTGTAGCACACGGCACAAGTTATGCTGCTAAGATTGGCGAAACAGACGACTTAGTAATGGCAACTGTTCTTGCTGTACGTATGATGCAAGTACTACAAAACTACCACGCTGAACTTAACACACAAATTGCTGATTTTGGAGATGAGGTTATTGAGCCAATGCCGTTTATAATGTTCTAACATAAATACAACATATTAATGAAGAAATATAATGAATAGCACAGCAAATGATCTTTTTAATTTATTAGTTGGCAGAGATTACACAGTTAAAACACTTAGTAACCAAGGAAAACCTGTGGTTAATCCAAGTGAAGCCGAAATGTTTTCGTTTGACTTTGAAACTTCAAACAGTAATTATGGCACGGTAGTAATTCTTCTAGATGACGAAAGTAACTTTGAAGTTTATTATGGCGATAATATTGGCAAGAACATGGAAGGCAACGATAAAGATGTTTGGTATGATTTCTTAAATCAGCTAAAACGTTTTGCTACTCGTAACTTGTTAAACTTTAATCTAAAGAATCTAAATAAATTAAAATATTCTATGCAAGGCATGGCTGCTATCAATGAAGGTTTGTTTGAAGGCTGGAACGGCACTAAACACACCAGCTATAATAATAAACCAGGTACAACACGACTAAAGATTGTACACAGTAAAGCAATTGAAGAAGGTGAGCAACGCTGGAGAGCAATTGACAAACTGTATGTCGAAAACGCCGACGGTGAACGCTTTAAGTTACCATTTACATCATTGGTTGCTGGACGTGCCATGGCACGTCACGTAGCTGAAGGTGGCACACCATATGACGTATTTGGTCAACATATTATTGACATTGTTCGCGAAGCAAACGTACTAGCTAAGTTTACGCAAGCGACTCGCACCATTACAGAAGAAGACGGTGAGCAGTTTGATGTAGTTGAAGCTGGTCGCGAACGCTACAAAACTCTACGTCATCGTTTAAAAAGTTTAGCAGGTAAGCGTGGATATCACGCTTATAAAGAATCGTGGAATCCAGCAACAATTGAAGAAGGTATTGCAGATACCAACGATTTACATCGTATTTTTACACGTGAAACTATTGATCCGCGAATTGAAGAAGCGTTACCATATCTAACACACACTACTAAAGAAACCGAATCTAAGGAATCGACCATGAAAGAATTTGACAAATTTGCCAATTGGGCAGACAGTATCACCGAAGGCACCTGGGCCATTCCAGATGACGAAACTAAAATTAAACAATTAAAAAATATTTTAGCAGAGCCACTGCCTGTTGGAGTTGATGCAATGAATGCTACTAATGTGCTTTATGATATTATTGGTGACGATGGATTGTTTGATAGTTTAGCAGAATTAGCAGATGAAGATCCTGAAGCAGATGCTCGTCCAATTATTGAACATTGGATTGAAATGTATACTAATTCTTATCCAGGATTAGAAGATCTAGCTGATCGTATACTTAGTGGAAATGATGAATTAGAATTTGAAGAAGCTCAAGATTTTGACGCACGTGGAATGAACAAATATGGGTTGAGTGCTGTTAAAGGCCCAGACGGGTTTTACGCTTTAGTTGATGGTAAGGTAGTTGCTGGTCCTTTTGCTTCATTGGAAGAATTAAAAGCATACCAAGAAGAAGAATTAAACAAAGATGTTAATGAACAGCTAGATATCGATACCGGCAAAGAACAACGTAAGCAAGAGCGCGACTCGATGTTAGAAATGAACGCATATCGTCGGTTAGCTGGGCTACAAGAAAAAGTTTACGAAAATTTTGATGCGTTTACAAAATCAGAGTCGCAACAAGTAGAAGAAGGATTCCACGATACTCCGTTATTAGACAAAGAAGATTTCTTAGAAAAAAGTAAAGCATTATACGATATGATGATGAATCCAGAGTTTCAAGATGAAGAAACTCTGCAATTAATTCAGGATCGTATTAATCGCTTAAATGATGAAGCACGCAAAATGGGTATTATTGAAACTACTGAGCAAGAACGTGCTAATAGCTTAAAACAAGATATTTTAGGAGAGCTAGATGCTAGCGATCTAGGCAAAGAAGGTGTTGATTGGTTTGCTCCTGCAGACACAGAACCATACGATCCAGAACGCGATGATCCACGTGATGATCCTAACTATGGGTTTGACCGTAAGCCAACTAAACCACAACCAACAATTGCGCCAGGAGCAAAGAAGACACAAGAAGCTAACGCTGGTAGTTTTGGGCAGCAAGATGACGAGCTAGGACAAGGTAAGAATACAGATCCGGCTCAAATTGTTCCAGGGCATGAAGGCATGAAAGACGAAAAGTTAGAAGAAGCACCGGGTGACGAACAACTACCACCAGGGTATTCGCGTGTAGGACCTAGAGGTGTTTTAGTAGGTCCATCGGGTAATTTATCAAACTGGAGAGATCCAAACATGGATCCAGACTACTGGGCCAGAGATAACATGACCAAGTACGATATGGATGCTGATAATGAATGGGATGAACTTGAAAACTGGTTAACTAGTGGTTCATACAAGGCAGGTAACGATCTACGTAGATCAATGATGCTTAAAAAATACGGATTAGATCAAGGCGTCACCCCAGAAAAACTAGCAAAAGCAAGAGCAAAAGCAGATGCTATTAAAAAAGCAGCACAAGACAAAGAAGACAAGTTCTATAAAGATATGGAAATTGCTCGTATCTTAGGACGCGATGCAGGATCTACTGCTGACCTAGAAAGAAACCGTGCTGAAACAGAAAAAGAACTTGCTGGTCTTAGAAAAAATGCTGGGTTAGCTACTTCTATTAAAGCAACACCATTAAATGTATCAAACAAGACTGGTTCTAAGGGTTCTGTTAACGTAGGACAAGGTTGGAGCGATCAAATGGATATCGATGACCTAGATCGTGTAAGTGCTAAGTATGGCACTAGTCCTGCTTCGGATCAAACCGCAGCACTAGCACACCAGGAGCGTGAATTTGCTCCAGGTAGTGACGAAGCGTGGGATCAATACGTAGCGAAGCACGGTAGCAAGAGCAAAGTTCCAACTACTAGAAAGATGGGCATGGACGTAATGGATCTTGGGCTAAAGGGTGAAAGCAAAGTTAGTGAAGCAGGTAAGCCAGATTATCTAGATTTAGATAAAGATGGTAACAAAAAAGAGCCAATGAAGCAGGCTGCTAAAGACGCTGAAAAGAAAGACGACAAAGAACTCGACGAACGCTCACTAACAAAAGGCGAAGAAAAGAAACGCGAAAAGTATGTTAAGGGCATGAAAAAATCAAAAGCAGACTTCAAAAAGCGTTACGGTAAGCGTGGCGAAGAAGTAATGTACGCAACTGCTACCAAGATGGCAAAAGAAGGCGAAGGCGAAACTACCGGAGGAACAAACGTGTACGGCAAAGGAATTTATGAAAGTTTAACAGAACTTGAAAACGACTTAGATGTAGCACTAGGCAATGGTATTACTGCTACTAGTCAATTAGACAAACCAGAAAATCCGGTTAATATGATTGAACCAGATGAAATTAGCACCACTGATGTTCCAGTCGGAATCCCAACTGATATGGATGTTGAAATTGTCGCAGCAGAACCTAAAGAAAAGAACTTAGGCGATAAGATTGCCGATAAAGGCGCAGAACTAAGCGCACAAATTGATGCCGCACTAGCGGATATTAAACGATTAGCGGGAATGGGCAACTAAACCCAAGCGATATACGCTAAAACACAACGGGTCTTTTTAGACCCGTTTTTTATTGTCTTAAATAAACAAATGGACGCAATAGCATTAATTAATTATCCTGGACATTTTTTATCTACGCTAGGAACTATTAAAAACTTTTTAGAGATAACAGAATGGCGTCCTCCGTGGTATATTTTTGTTGACGATCTAGGACCGCAATGGGATGCTTGGCCAAATTATCTACAAGATTTAAAAACAGCAATTGATAATAATTTTCCAGAATTAAATCCCACATATATTTTGTTTTCAGAATTTCAATTTCCTTATATATGGGATGGTTGGTTAAGACAGCAAATAGTTAAACTTAACTTAGATCGGTTCTTACCTGGGGATCTGTGGTATGTTACCGATGGCGATGTTATTTGCGAAAGATTGATCTCTGCTAATGAAATTCCTTACAATTATCAAAAAACGCATAATACATTAATTAATGCGCAACAGCATTCATATTTAAAACAAATGCTAGGAATCAGCGAAACATTAAACATCAATGGTGATAATATATACACGCATCATATTCCTGTTAGATGGGTAGCTAGAGATGACTTACATGGTTTATATAGGCACATTTCTGATGTAAATGGAAACGATTCAAACATTGTTCATTTTAACTTAATGAAAAACGAACGTATAATTGGATACGGCCCTACAGCAGAACATCAAAGTATGACAGAGTGGGATTTATTAGAAACATGGCGTATTTTAATAGACAAACAACAATCTCACTTTGAATATTGGTTAATTGATGATGGCGGACAACCGGAGCCTGATCACGCACCTACATACATAAAAACGTTTTTTGGTACAGATCGCGATAAAACACTGGAATACTTTCAAAAACAGGGTCTACAGGTACCTGTAGACGCATGGAATCGTGTTCTGACAATTTCTCGCACATAATTTACCGTTTTCTAGTTGACGTACTAAATACTTTTGTGTTATACTTGTTATCAAGTGTAGCAATAGTTTTGTTTGTTTTAGAAAAAACATTCTAGGCATACACTTAGGCATAAGGTAAAAAACATAGGCATAAGGCATAAGGAGAAATATACTATGGCATCTTTAGCAGATATTCGTGCCCGACTAGCAGCACAAGAAAACAAGGCTAGTGGTTCAACTTTCCAAGGCGATAACGCCATTTTCCCACACTGGAACATTAATGAAGGCGACACTGCAACTGTCCGCTTCCTTCCAGATGGTGACACTTCCAACCCATTCTTTTGGATCGAACGCCAAATGATTCGCTTGCCGTTCAACGGCGTGGTAGGTGGAGATAACAAGCAGGTTGTTGTGACAGTACCCTGCGTTGAAATGTGGAATGAAACGTGTCCGATTTTGACAGAAGTTCGTACTTGGTTCAAGGATCCATCTCTTGAAGATATGGGCCGTAAATACTGGAAGAAGCGTAGTTACTTGTTCCAGGGTTTTGTACACACTAA